GTAGCCGGTGCCGATGCGCACTCCTACATCACCAAGGGCATCTCCGTGTTTGACGACGAGAAAAAGACGGTCACTATCACTGAACTGCCGGTGGGTGTGTGGACGAAGGACTACAAGATGTTCTTGGACGAGGTGGCGTCGGTGGAGAAGACCAAGGACGGCGAGAAGGTGCCCAAGGCGATGGAGCACGCGTATACGGACGATGGTAAGCCTGTGTTAAAGGGGTTTGATGACCTGTATACGGACGACGAGGTGAAGTTCGTGCTGTATTTTGAGGAGGACGCGTATGAGGAGATGAAGGCGCATCCGGAGGAGTTTGTGAAGCGTTTCCGGCTGACGAGTACCTGGCGCACCAGCAACATGGTGGCCTTTGACGCGGCGATGAAAATTGTCAAGTACTCCAGCGTGGGCCAGATCCTGGAGGCGTTCTTCGTGCCTCGTCTGGCGTCCTATGAGGTCCGGCGCTTGCGCGAGATGGAGCGCCTGGAGGCCGAGGCCGTGGAGGCCGATGCGAAGGCGCGATTCATTCGCGCTGTGCTTGCGGGCTCTATTGATTTGCGCCGTGCGTCGGACGCCGAGATCGTCGGAGCAATGCAGAAGCACTCTCTCCCCGCACTTGGGGACCCTGGTTCGGTGGATGGCTACGAGTATCTCCTGCGCCTGCGCATGGACCGGGTCAAGGCCACGGCGGTGGAGGATGCCGAGAAGGCGGTGGCGGCTGCTCGGGCCGCCGTGGCCGCCCTGGAGGCTACTACGGCGGGGGCTCTCTGGCTCAACGACCTAGAGGACTTTGAGGCAGGGTGGGAAAAGATGGTGAAGACTCGGACTGCTGCTACGGGCAACACCGTGCGCAAGGTATATGTCACGACGAAGAAGCCCAAGAAGGTAGCCTCTGCTACATGAAGGGTCCAATCGGCTTCGTCCGGGTGCCAGCACTGCTGAGATGGGTGGGATGAGCCATCGGCACAGGCAGAGTATTGATATCCTTCAAATAATACATGTGGTGCTCCACGGCAGATAGTACATGGGGCACAGACCAATTCAGAACCCGGCGATTCAGCTCCTCTATCTGTCCTTGAATGTCATTCGGGCTATTCCTCGCATATTGATAATATATGGCGCGCATGATCATTTTCATCTCGTCTGTTGACTGGTCATCTATAACATAACCCTTCGGCTGGCTTTTTTCATATACTTCCTTTCTCAGACCGGTCTGAATCGCCTTCATATTTGCCTGGGAAAAGAATGCCTTGCTCAGATCATTCTGTTCCCAGTTACCCCGAAGCATATCTTGTTGAAACTGAACCTCCGTTTCTGTCTGGTATGTCGGTCCGGACGGAGAAGAAGGGGCATCCTCCCCTCCGAACAAGTTTACACGACCGTTGTTCATCTCTATTAAATTCAAAATTCTTTATAAATGGCTTCTGCCTCAGGAGCATTTGGAATTCGTTCGGGCTATAGTCAATCGGGAGGGGGTTATCTCATGATTGTTTCTTCCATTACACGGGCACAGTTGAATGTATATACACCGGGCTCTGGTTCAGCAGTAGGCTCTTTCTCTCACGCCACCTCGGGTGATTTACCAGATACCAGTCCCTTTGAAGTAGGCCACCTACTCAAGGACATGGGTCGCACTATAGTATCTTCTGCCCGTACATTTCGGAAAATCCAGGCGGTCATCGGAATGGCTTCCGATGCCAGCCCAACATACGGCGTCGGTGGCCAAGCCCCCAACTACACGTCTTTTTATCTGGAAACGGGCCGTGAAGGTGCCGCCGCCACTGCCGGTAATCTTGCTCTCGTGGTAAGATACTTATAGAAAATCTATAGCCTGTGTTAGAAAATGGCTGTCGTCACATATGCTTCATTAGGAGCTGTGCGTATTGACATAGATGGAAAGTGGAAGCCAAATTATTGGCTCATTGCGTATTACGTAATATGTATTCTGATCATGGCAAATTTGGCAGCGTTCTTTTGGGGTAGAGGCCAGAGCTTGGCAGCAATGGCGATTGTACCGATATTATTACTTGTCTTTGTATCCTTCGGAATTCGCTGGAATTGGTTCTTGGAAAAGGCGCCGCCCGGTAAAATAGAAGCGGATAGTGCTTGCGCAGTAGACAACGCCATACAATCACCAAATAATCCTTTCCCCCCTATCGTAAATATGTGCCCCGATTTCATGACGGCGTGGAAGGATAGCCTGAATGACAAGGTATATTGTTATGATGCGAATAATACCTATAAGATGCAGACGTATAACGGCGCAGGCCTGAAAACCAACCTCACAATCGGTGGCCTCGGTGGTCAATCGGCATATTTACTCTTTGATCCTAGTCAAAATACAGAGTCTACAAACCCTACGAAAGATGATGGTGGTCTTCGTTGGCCCCTATACGCGCTTATAGAGAACAACTTTGCCACGATAAGTAATGACCCCCAAGGTAAATACCTCAAGTGGGAAGGCATTATACAATCTACAGGCAATCGTTACGACTTCTGGAGATACAATATGATGCGCGTGCTTCCCGGTATAACTGGGAAGCTCCCTTCTGCGACTAAATAAATACCGCCCAAAGGTCTATTTAGTCCAAAGGTCTAAACTATAGAGCCAAAGAGGAACAAGAATGGCCAGGGCCAAGGAATCGGCAACGGTCTGCCTACATCCAACCATTGAAAAATCCATTTTCCAATGGTTTGAAAACAGAACAACGCCCGCCGTCTTTCTCGTCGGTCCTCCAGGCGTAGGAAAGACGACCCTCGCATATCGCGTTATGCAAGAACATAATCTGCGCGTCAGTGAATTCAACGCGAGCCATACACGTTCCGGAGCATGTTTCCGCAAGGTGATTCTTCCTCTTTTACAAAGCGGAGGTGTCATCAATATGATGGAAACAGGCAAGAAGGGAGGCCTTGGAGTTATCTTGGACGAGATAGACGGTCTGAGCAGTGGAGAAAAAGGGGGTCTACAGAGCCTTCTGGCCTATTTGCGTGAATGGAGACCTGCGAATCCTGGCGTACCAGTGATTTTTATAAGCAACACCATACACCAGCGCATGCTACAAATGATATCCAGATATTGTCTCACAATCAAGGTGGGTATGGCCGATGAACAGCAGATATCTTCTCTCCTTGGTATATCGGTGCCGAACGAGTGGAAGCGTCTTGGGAATGGCGATTTGCGTCCGCTGTTACGTGGAGAGTATACAGAAGGACACAATGAGGATGATGATATGCCTGTAGAAATACCCGATGGTGTGGTACCATTGGCGAGATGGTGTTTGTATACGGAGATGGATCCATATTTGACCCTGGAGATGGAAAACAACGACAGTAATTTGGCAGGACTAGTGATTGCCGAGAACTTACCAGATCGCATAGAAGGTGTAAAAGGGGATACGCGGGCTGCCTGGGATTTGTATGTGAAGTTATTCCAATGTATACAGGAATCGGATTACGCTGATTATTGGGCCTTCTTCTATCAGACCTGGCGTCTTCTCGGACTCAGCCAGGATGTGAAACTCAATACGGTGAATATGTATATCAGCCAAGAAGCCCCGTGGACATCGGAGGAGCCTGCGCTCAGCTCTATACGCTATACACCTGTTCTCACGAAACAGTCGGCGCTCTTCAACACCTGGAAGATGCTCTGCGAGATCGCAGATACCCACGGGACAAGTATTCGCATTACACCGCTAGCCCTGATGCTTTCCCTGAATATGGAGAATTCTTCTGGCATTGTCACAAAGAAACAAGACAAGAAGAAAAAGGTGGATAGTATGACTCTATTCTCGCTCGTGTAATAATCTTATGAACCGCAGTGGGACATTCCTGCCGAGTCGATAAGATCTTCCTAGGATATTGTATTCTTCTACCTGGCCCATCTTGTGTAAAAGGATGATGTGAGTGGCGAAGGGGATATTCATGCCGGCGATACTGGTATTGCTATTGACCAGAAGTATCTTCGTAGGTCCCTTTTCAAAATCGGCCGCCTGCCTCGCAATCATATCCTTATTTCCTTGTAGGTGTTGTATAGGAAACCGATGCTCTATGCTGGCCCGAATATCTTCCAGAGGATTATCGTACCTGCTGAAAATGAGGAACTTTCCTTCAGGATCGGCCTCCAGAATTTTCAAGAGGGCCTCCATTTTCGTGGGCACATGTGTAACAGGGATATTTACGGAGGAATCGGCAGACACGGCCTTCAGGTCATTCGGATGAATAGGTTCGCGACACAGGGGACAATCAAGATGACGAACAATCCATTGTAATATACATGTTCCACAGAATACATTGGAACAGCACGGTGTTACAAGGGTCTGCTCGGGGGCCTCGTAACACACCGAGCACACTTCCTTAGCGATTTGGCTCATCTTTTCCTGGATGCGGACAATATCGGCCTCTATACGACGGATTTTACCCTTGATCTCATTCGTAGATGTTTCTGAGAGGGCACCCTGTAGCAGAGCCATATTCAGTTGGGCAATTTCCCTGCGCCTGTAGTCTGTCACGGCATCCACAATGGTCATCGGATTGTGGGAAGAAACGCCGAGATCCAGTAGGGCACCTTTGACATCGCCCGCGTGGAGCATATCTTTTATTTTTTGAGGAATGGTGTAGGTGACAAGGTCATGGATTGCCGGCGCCTGGCATCGTACGACTTCTTCCTGGAGCGGGGGAAGTTGTATGGAATTGTCAATAAATGTATTGGAACAAGTGACCACCAGATGGTGGCGCAAGGGGTGTTTCGTTTTCAGATGATTGGAGAAAAAGGAGTATGATTCGGTTTTCATGAATATAATGGAGGGATGATTATTCACGTGGTACTTTACCATGGAGCGTATTTCTGGGATGAGGGTGTCTATATAAGCAGGCGATAGTTGATTGAACGCGTAGGATGATAAATGGGTATCTGCGAGCACGAGGTCGCGATAGGATGAAGTGATATACCAGGTCATATTGGCAGCGGGATGTATACAGCCAGAGGAAAGTTTAATGGTGTCGGCCTCGTCATAGAAGACTCTGCGCCACTTTGGTAAGACGATGCCTCTGGCCTTGAGCGATTTCATGAGGGGGTTGAGAAGTGTGTTGCTGATAAGAGTAAGATGGGAAGAGCGGAATAACTGGATGATATTGTCCTTGTCCACGTCGCGAATTGTCTTTAAAAATAGGGCTTTCAAGCCTGTTTCATTCTTCACGGTTTCTTGCCACTGCCTATATATATTGTAGGGTACTACTATCAGGGTGTCAAAGAGGTTTTCAGGCTCTGGTTCTTGGCAAGTGGAGAATAGCCCGCCTATACTGTCTTCATGGAGACGCAGAGGGGCTGATACAGGCGCATTTAGAGGGTAAGTGGACATTTGGCTAATGTGTGAAAGAACTGTGAGGGTTTTTCCCACGCCGGCGCGATCGCCGAAAATGGCGTACTTACTATAGAGGGTTTCTCTTGACGTTTGATAGCCAGTTTGAAATGCGAGTTCTTTCCTGCGCATGGCTTCTAGGGTGGCGAGTTGATGGGGGCGAAGAGGGATGTTGATATGAGGGGGCTGATTGGCCTTCGGGGAATCCTGGGTAATAGAATTTGTAATTATTTCTTGTAATAATTCCAGATTCTGACGTATTGTACGGACATTCGCCATTTCTAGGGAAGGATAATTCCCCGTGTTTATGCGTCTGCGAAGAAAGACCTCATGCGCGCATTGCGAATGAATTGGTTTATTTTCAGTTGTGTCTCTTTCATGAGAGGATTGGGACTGTCGCGCAACTTCTTCTTGTCAAAGGTATTCTCGCTGTGGCTGATAACGAGCATGACCTTCATCGGGTCAAGCTGGATCATCGGATTCACATAATTCTCCAAGAAGCTTCTTTCCTCGGCGTGTGTCACCGTCTCGTCGTAGGTATGATTGTCGGCGTACGACTTTCTCCAGGCCATTGTGCCATTCGTGGCGTGGAATCTACCATAGGGGCCAAGTGAATAGATTTTCTTGTTGTCTGTGTAGTACATGTAGATTTGTGAAGAGCCGGCAAGCTCTATGCCCTTATTGCGCGCAAAATTCACTACCACGTTGCTCACGCGCTCTGGGAAATAAAAGTCGTCGTCGTCCATGGCCACGATAATCTCGCCTTTTGCTTCTCGGTTGAGAATATTGCGCTTTGCGCCTATGAGAAGCTTCTTGGGATGGCGGATATAACGGAGATTGGGTATAGTCTTGGCTGCCTCGTCAAACACATCTTTTACACAGTCGTCGCCGTCATCTAGGATGATCCATTCCATGTGCTCTTTCGGATATGTTTGTGACTTGTAGCACTCTATGAGCGAAGGTAGAAACTTTCTACGGTTGTAAGTGGGCGTGACAACACTTACAAACTCTCGCATTATATGGAAAGATTGCGCCTGGCTTTATATCTTAGCGCAGATTCTTTAATTGCTCTTGGAGTTCATGTGTATCTTTTGTACACGCAATCCGATTTGCATCATAAAGCGCACCTCTATCTTTTACAACGGAACGAACCTGGTCGTTTTGTGATCCTCCAAGTGTATATACATATAAGTATTTCGTCAATAAATTCGCATTATTATATTCTTCTGCATCCATTTCTACCAGTGGTAGAATCGCAAGGGCTATCACTCTATTGTTAATATTATTAAAAAAACTGTATGATATTCCTCTATATATATAGTATATAATAAGGATCCACATGAATAAGTACCCAAAGGGACTGAACACTGTAAAAAGGATGGTGCCAAAGAACTTCAGAACACGAAATGCCGGCCTTCTATGTATATTGTCATTCGCAACATAGGAAGCAATAATAAATGTGAATGTAAACACTATAATGGATATAATAAATTTAAAGGTGAATACAGAGTTGAACGCAGCCTTTGTATAATCCCAGTAATTAAGATTTTCAGCACTATATAGCTTATTTTCAGCTGCTGTATTATCATTTAGCGCTTTAGATTCGTCTTTAATTTTGCCAATATCAACCACGGTAATTGGAGCAGTAGGAGCAGCAGGAGCAGTCGGCATATCGGCGAAACCAGACGTGGTTGGTGGCTTCTGCGTTAATTTATTAATGGCTACTGTATAATCTTCTGGTGACATGGCGCCCAGGGTATTTATTATATTTTTTTCCAGCTCGGCCGTAAGAGCTTTAATAGCCTGGGTATATAGAGCTGTTCTATCTTGTACTTGTTTTACATTCAAAAGTATATTTGCTTTCCACCAGCTTACTTCATCATCTAAATATTTCTTCATGGGTGTTAGTAGTTCAGCGGGTATTTTTGCACTTTGTAGAATGGGCATTTGCGCATTATATGCTGTTTGTTTTTCAATGACATTGTTCATAGACTGAATGCGAAGAGGATTTGCCTTTTCTATATCTGCAACATTTGTGGTGGGTATTATGGGAGAAAATGTTATAGTAGGCATTGTAAGGGCGGTAGGGGCTGATGGTAGTCCAGTAATAGACGGAAATGTGGGTAGGCCGGTAATCGTGGGTAAAAGGGGGACAGATGTTAAAAAGGAATATGCTGCGCTTGCTAGCGTTGTTGGAGTTGTAGCTTGTGTTGTTGTAAACACAGGTACAGCAGGCGCAGGCGCAGGCGCAGGCGCAGGCGCAGGAGCAGGAGCAGGAGCAGGAGCAGTAGAGAAAGAATTTAGTGCCGATGCAACAGGCAAAGCAGAAGCGATTGTCCCTGAAAGAAGTCCAGTGCCTAGTTTTTGTCCTAGCGGATTAATGGAGTCAGTGACCCCGGGTATCATTGTAATTAAGTCCATACTTCTGTCTAGCAGAATATATTAATTTTTTGTCTTATCAGACAAGAGTATCTCTGGAAATCCAGATTTGCGTGTCGTATTTACCTTGACAAACTTGGGATATTTCCTGGAGAGTGCCTTCACCGCAGCCAACTGATGTTTTAGTCTGTTCTTGCGTGTCTGCATGCCTCCTGGTTCCTTGTAATAGGCTGTTTTCGGAGATACAAAGTTAAGCCGGACTACAGTTCCATCCTGTATATAAAACTTAATAGATCGCTCATAGTCGTCCTTTTCACCTCGCTCCACCTGTATATCTTTACCAGGATTAATACAACCCCAGAAACTTCCTATAATAAATTTCAGCTCCGTAGATACCGTCGGTTTCATGAAATAGCCATTCGCGCTCGGATACACTCCCCATAATGAGGCCCCAGCCTTCTCACATTCTTTGAATCCCCGCTCAATAATGTTCTTCAAGCTACGAAGGCGTTGTTCGTGGCGTTTTGTCGTCGGCGTGTACTCAATAAATCCACGAATATCGTCATCACAGCACACGAGCTTTTCGCCCTTTGGGAAGTTATTGAATATCCAATTGCGTACACTGGCCACTCCAGGAAGACCCACGCGGATTTTCCCATATGTGCCTGGCTTCAGAGTCTCCTTATAAAGAGCCTCTTCTTGGGTATCGGCCACCACAACCACAATACGCTCTGCAGGAATTTTATATTCATGTAGAACAGCAAGTGTCTTATCACGGCAGGTTTCTGCCCTCTTGTAAGAAGGAATAACAATTGTATAGTCCATTCCTCTTCTGATTATAAGGCATACTTCAAATCGCCCATGCCTGACTCCACAATAAAGAAGTTTATATTTTCCACATAGCAATTTATGCTATAGACATACGTAGTATTGGGGGGCAGAGGGTAGACTTGTAGATCTATCTGGAATTTACGAATCACACTGCTATTGACGGAACCTGAGGGCTGGCTCGTAGGGCTATGGAGTTCAAAGGAATATACGGGTATTCTGCGATTCGCCCCGCCATCCAATGCTCTCCACGACGTGAGGTTTGTGTAAAAGGAGGTTGGCTTGGATTCCTGGAGTTCATTGCCATTCGCCAGAATACGCAGGGCGCGTATGATATCTATCTGCCCTGCGGGTACAACAAGGCCTGTGGCATTTTCCATCTCGACGAAAGGACTATTGCTCGGGACATTTGTCGGTATCTTCGGCCTGTTAGGCCAGTTCCACCAATTCGTGAAATTGTACGCATTGTTGCGGTATATGAGGGAATCAGAACGTCTTGGAAGCATTAAGATACGTGTGATAGGATTGTGAATATCGAGTAAAAGGAGTTGGTTGGATAGGACCTCGGGGAATGACACACGAGTAATCTGTCGTATGAGGTATACAAGAGGCGTCGTGGCAAATATCTTTTGTTCGGACTCTGGAAGAAATACATAGGTCGTGTGTAAGGTCGGATTATAGGACCACGTATTCAGTTGAGGAACTGTCTGACCAATATCCGTGAAGAAGTTGCGGATCTCATGACTGTCATTTGTGACTGGCGTATATTCGGGGATATTCCTCTGTATACTGCTGTTGCCTTCCGAGGGAGTAACGCGGAAACCGGGGGCCATGCGATTGCCAGAAGCGTCCATGAGAGTATAGAGTTGTTGCGCCGGATTCAAATTAATGGTTACATCCACGGTGTAGTATTGTAGGCCTATGAGAGGGAGCGCAGAACCTTCTTCCGTGAACCAGAAGGGCAGGGGTACATAGACCGTATACGCAGGAATGGAGGGGACATTCGTTTGTGCTCCTGCGGGAAGGGTATCATCTTGATAGACAGTGGGGTATTCACCGCCTGTGGCCGTCGGATTACCGTAGAGTCCATTCGCCGGGTCGTAGAGTTCTGGCACATCTCCCACGAGTTGTTGCCATTTCTCAAACTTGTCTTTCGGATAGTCAATGAGCGCCCTGGACATCAGATACTCGCCGGTAAATTCCTGGATCTTGTTCGGCCCACAGGTGATTTGTACGGACTGAATGGCTGCCGCGCCTAGATAGCGAACCCACTGGAACTGCGTCTGAGTAGCCGGGCCGTTTACGAAATCGGTGGGGCGGAACTTACTGTAGATCGCAGGAATCTCAAAAGAAAAGTACATGTCGCTCACGAGGTCGCCGACGCGGTCTACACGCGCCTTTATCTGGACTGTCTGGTCATACGGATAATCCGTAATACCGTCCATTTTCTTGGACACGGTTTCCTGGGAAAAGTGTGTATACTTCTTGAATGTCTTGTAAAAATAGGTCATATCGGGGTTGCCCGATAGGATCACATTTTGAGCGCCGTAGGCGACAAGAGCTACTAATCCACCGCCCGGCATTCTCTTCTGACTGTGTCACAAGAGATTTAGGCTCTCTGATTGGTCCACCAACTGTCAATCAGATAGGGAGGCGTGTCCATATTTGTCTGGTCAAACTTGGGACTCGGTCCCATGGCCATCATTGCTTGTATCTCAGAGTACGTGATGGCGTAGCCGAAATAATACATATTACTTATGTATCCCGAGAATTTGCCACTAATGGACATGTTTTCTCCTGGAGGGATGCCCATTTGCTTTGACGTGTTTCCTCCACTGGAATTGTCAAAGAGCTGGGCCGTGAGGATTTGGCCGGAGCCGGCCACACTGTTCGGGAATAGAACCAGGGGCTGGTAGTTCTGGTAAGGGAGTGTACCCTTGAAGCTCGCCTTCTTCGCAAGGTTGCCATTCACATAGACTTCCAGGGCGTTCTTGCGCAGGACTAGCGCAAGGTGGAGCCACTTGCCAAAGGTGATCTGCTCAACGTCTACGTGATTAAACCACGACTCATAGCTGTTCATCACAATTCTCAGAGTGGGTGCTGCATTCGTCGCATTCGCAGCGCTTACGAATACACCGGGGCCTAGAAGAGGAAAGGGAGTCGTCTCATAACCCTTGTAAAAGACAGTCTTAAAGGTATTTGTACCATCGTCGGAGTCGGGATGTATGTAGATGAACGTGGTATAAGAAAACTCTATGCCCGTGAGTTGATTCTCGGAGAGGAGGAGAGGCAAGTACGCCGAGCTACCTGACATATTGGGGTCCTGTAAGAAGGTTTTTTGTCCGGAGGAAGAATTGGATGTCACCGTTAAAATAGGCACTTTCACTGTTGAATAACCCACCCATAGCTTATACACCTGCTCACAGCATATGAACAGGATGTAGATTACCGCTGTAATTATCAATACAAGGACAATCTGGGGAAACACTTCTGTACTTGCAAAGTCCATTCTAACAATCTATAGCTATTTTACCATCAAATATAAAAGGTAAGAACGCAAGTTCTTAACTTTTAGATTTTGTTAACGAGGGTGTTTTATTCCGAGGGACAAGAATCATAGGGATTCATCGCATTCAGGCTGTCTCCTTTGAGTGTTAATGTAAGACTGAAATAACTAGAGAGCCAGTTGGTTAAACTGAAAGGTCCGCCGGGTCCTGTCTGATACGTTCTCCAAACTTCTTCCGGGCTCAGGGCGTATTGGTAGTAATTCATAGCAGAAAAATAGCCCTTCAGCTTGTCATCATTGTCCAATCCAACATACGCCGTGGCAGTTCCATTTCCTCCTAGATATCCTGCCTTGTATACACATGACCGGGCAAGTTTTCCGTCAATGTATACATCCAGAGTGCGACCATTGGCTACAGTGGTTATCAGTACCCAACGCTGATACTCAATGCCATTCACAATGTCGCAACGGTCGTTGCCGGTATATACAGAGCCGGAGTTATAGGAACTAATTAGGGTGGAAAGAGGATATATCGTGGAGGGTTTTGCGGAATCTGCCTGCTCCAGGGTGTTATCAATAGAGTTTTCTCCGTCCATTGTGCTCTGACGCACGATTAAGGCAGCGTTCTTCGGATTGAGGCCAATGTAGAGAAGGGTATTCCCTCTCTTCGACTTTGTTGTATTGAACCGGGTTGTTTCGCCGGAGTTGATCTCCAGCAAATTACAGAGTTTGCTACGAGATGCCGTAGAGCTCTTGCTGTCGATTACGTATACCCACATGGATGTTGAGTACTGACCGGCATTCGTAAATCCTTTGAGAACCTGTGAGGCCACATATGTCTGTCCATCTTGCGTCTTCTTCAAATATACGTTCTGGTTGTCTTTCATGACTGTGCCCATGGGCATATTGAACCCGCCGATTTGTGTTATAGAGGTATTCTGATTCTTTGAGTACAACCAGTTATACAGCGCATATAATAAGTAAAGTACAACAATAACTATTATAAAGCCGATGACATTGGAACCATATCCTCCACCACGCATTCTGTAATGCGTCTAGGAATAATTTGTTTGATAAACTGTAAATTGGTTAGGGGGTTTTACATCAGGAAGGCCGGTGCAATTTCCGAAAAAGCATTTCGGGAGAACAAGCGCCGACCAGGGAAGGGGGTCATTTATATATGGTATTCCACGTGAATCCAAAATAGTCTGGGCATCTGCCTGTACATCAGGCGCGTACGATGCGCCATTGGTACCTTTGAACATGCCAATCAAACCACCCCACTTGTTATTTCCTGCCGTAATATTTTGGCTGGCCGTGTCGGGATTCAAAGGAGGATATGTGGTCATTTTACTTATTTGAAGTTTCGCGCCATAGTATACGTCAAAACGCCGGCCTTCTTTTACAATAGTGATCATCGTCCATTTTTGTAGGGGGATCGTCGGAAGGGGGATTGCCTCCATAAAATGTTGGCCAGTATCTAGGCCAGTGCGAATTTTCAGAAGTGCCGGTACGTAGGGCTTGTCGTTTTGATTTGTATAGCCTGATGCCCAGAGTTGTACGTATTCCCCTATAGAAAGCAATTTGGACATGTATCCAGAGTCAGATGAATCTAGAGCGCATCTGCCACAATCAGTACCCATACACTTACAGGGTCTATACGAATAATCGGCACAGTCGGGGGCAAATTTTTCTGGGGCATCTGCCTTGTGATCTATACAATCTATGGTATTGACTGTCTTGGGTGAAGCATCCACATAAATAGCGAAACGCAGTGTACACGGCGCCAATGTCCATGTGAAATCTGTCGGGGTTAGGACAGTTGTTCCAGCCATAGAAAGGTCATAGGTTTGGTTGGGACCCTGATATTGTGTCTTCACGTATCTTCCATAACGTAATGATAAATATAGAATTAATAATATTGCTCCTACAAATAGAAAAACTTCTAGGAACATTCTAATGGTGTATGTGACTAATTTAAAAGGCTAGTTACAGATTTTGCCACGGCCTTAGACGCTGCTACTATGGAGGCACTGTCGCTTGCGCATGGAGTTCCTGCGTCGGGACTTAGACCAAAATCCTTGTCAAGTGCCAGAGCAGGGCGCGCAGAAATGACTTCTTTGTATGTAATTGGCCTTGACCATAGATGGAAGTTCTGTACGTATATACTGTGCCTCGGGTTATTTGACCATTCTGGAGAAGAATAAAAGAGTTGCATGCCCGAATTACCGTCTGAAGGCATGGTAATTAATTCGGGCACAAGGCGCTGGAATACTTGTTTAGAATTTAAATATATAGTAAACATCCTGTCTTCCACGACGAGGGTAATGCGAAATGGAGTATATAAAGGAATATTTTTGATAGGAGCGGTATTGTATTGTTTTGAACCGGAGAAAAAGGTGACAACCAAGTCATTCGTATCTGTCAAGTACATTACCATAGATGAGCGTTTTTTCATATAATTTATGAAGGAATCGCCGGTAAACGTGACATCCATCTTAGGGGGGGCTTGTATAGGTGCGCTGGCCTTATATAAAATGATGCGTGTACTGGCGTTTGACGCGGCTAACTCTCTTACATATAAGTCAATGCCGAAAGAAAACATGTTTACGTAGGAAGTTCCATAGAGTTTTTCATCTTTCTTAGGAACAGGATCCGAAAATGCGGGCTGTGTCTTATCTTTCCAGTAAACAAGATCATTTGTTACACCGGGGATAGGTATTAGTCCAGGAGAACCGGGGTAGAAACTGAAGATAGGTGTAACTGTATAATTGATAACCACGAGAACTAGGAATAGTAGAAATAAATAAAGAGTAAAATAGTATGTAACCTCTATCCAATATGCGCTTGTGGAATCAAAGGGCGCATTGGAAGGTTTACTGATTCCAGAAGAAAGCCATGAGGTAGAGGGTCTGGCTACTGCTGCCGCAGAGGAAGAAAGCCAGGATGTAGAGGGTCTGGCCACTGCGGCTGCTGCCGCAGAGGAGGAAAGCCAGGAGGTAGCGGGTCTGGCCACTGCCGCAGTCGCAGTGGAAGAAGGCCACCGCCAAAAATTGGTAACAGATTTCGCAGGAGCCAAAAGAGGACGTTGTAAGGGATTCTGTATCAAACCGGGAACCGCGGCAATAGCACCCCGCGTTGTAAGATTCGTTGGCAACCTTGCGAATGCATCCGATGCCGCCTTACCAATTGCTGCCCCTAGACTGGCCGGATTCGCAATGATTTCTCCAATTGTACTGGGTCTTTCATTTGTAGTACTCATGGTATAACCCCTCTACCGTATAATATAAAACTTAGGAACGCGATTGACAGGTTTAAATTCTAGCTTTCCGTGTTTTTCTGTTGGACATCTCCTTCTTGGTCTTCAGAGTCATTGAGCGTGGATTGAATCCGATTTTCTTAAAGTACTGATTGGTATCCTTGGTATTACATTCGCGCAACTTTTCGCGCAAATAGCATACAAAGCTCACTCGCGTATAAGGCTTTTCAGCACCCAGTGTGCCCGTTTCCAGATCGTCCCTATGAATCCTCGGAAGAGTCTTATTGAATTCGGCGTCTTCTGGCAACTCATACATCTCCGTGTTTGTATGCCACTCATGTACGTCCATGGCCAAGAAATCACCCGTGCGAACATTGAACCCCACGCCGTACTGGGGAAAGAGGGTGTATCCACCCTGGTATTTCCCACGCTCTATGACGGATAAATTGCCGTACCCCTCCTTAAAATCCCCCGCGTCCTGGTGAAGAGCCGTCCGAAAATTGCGATTGACGGTGACAGATGAAAAAGAGGTTCCTGTTATGTGTAAAAGGGGTTTCTGCTCTGCAGCCGCGCGCTGGAGCTTGTATCTATCGGGAACAAGCTCTCGGAAACAGTCGTCAATGGCTTGAATGAAGGGGAGTCCGTGTTTATAGTATTTCCAGAACCTGGCCGTATATGAGGTAAGGCGACACGGGAGTTTCATAAAGGGCGTGGCGTCAAAATACCCTAGCACAGAGCTAAATACGTTGTTATTCACACGCATATTGCTCACGGCCTTGCCATCCAGTTTATACTTGGCCGACCATCCATTGATATCCGTCGGATTTTTGCCCTTCCAGTAC